ACTGCTTGCCAAACAGCCACAACTCATCAATCAGCGTACCCACGGACTTGATACCGGACACCGTATTCGGATCGGCTGCCACCACCTTCAGGGTGGTGTCTGTCACCCTGTGGGTGATGGTCCGGATATGGGTCTGTACCTGGCAGAGGTCATCCAGATCATCGTCACGTCGTACCATATCCCGGGCAGGGTTGAAGGCGTTGGCCGCCACCTCCACAGTCGGGGCCAGAATCGTGTAACCCGCCGCCTGCCGCCAGTTCAGTAACAGCGCCGTCATCATGATCCCCGCGGCCAGCGTGGACTTCGAGTTTTTCTTGGGGATAAGGATAAAAACTTCCTTGATATGGCGTACACCGGTCTGCGCATCGTAGGAGCCAAACAGGGCCGCCACCAGGTCAAACACCCACGGTGCACAGGACTCCCCGAACGTAGGGCTACCAGGTGCATCCACAATCCGCAGTTGTTTAAAAATCGCCAGGGCATGTGCGGCCTCGTCCGGATAAATCGGATCCGGAATAATCGACAGCCCCTTTTTCAGGCGCTCTGCCCAGTCCGGGCAGGCTGTGCTCCATACAGGTATCATCCGTTGCCCTCATTATCGTTATTCACCACCAGTCTGGGTGGCGGTGGCACCGCAAAACGGTTAGCCGCTTTTTTCGCGGCATCACCTTTTGCCGATTTTTTCCCGGTATCCCCTTTTTTATGGTGCGAGAACTGCGCCAGACGCCAGGCCGCATCCAGTGCCAGTTTCGGATCAATGCAGAGGTTTTCCACCAGGATCCGCCCCATGGCTTTCACCGGATCGGGAAGACCATCCTCCATATATTCAATACCAGGAGACATCACCGCGGACGGTGGCATCTCCGGATTGTTTTCGTCCGGCTGTGGTATTGCAGCCGCCTCACGACGACGGGGTTTATCCTCCTGCTCTGATTTTTTCTGCCGGTAAACAGGAACCTCATCCACCTCCACCGTCTCGCATTGTTTACGGGCTATAAACGCAAGCACCTCCGGATCTTTTGCCAGCTGCGAGCCTTTAACCCTGGCGGTCTTCGCCGAATAACCGGCGGCAATGGCTGACGCTGTTTTGTTTTTCCCGGACATGAGCGCCAGCGCAAATTTTCGTTTTTGCGTTGTCAGCACAGCCTCCTCCCGGGTCCAGAACGCACTCAGCCGGGTATGGTTCAGCCCATTTTTCCCGGCGTCTCATGCCGCAAATGTTAACTGCTGCCTGGTTAACATTTTCTGAAAAAGCCAGTTAACATTTTTTCCGCACAACAAACTGAATAATAAAGATAAAAACCGCAAAAATGCCCGGGCAGCCAGTTAACATGTTAACTGCCCTGAAACGGGAATTTTTTCTCTGCGTGAGAGGGGGCGCGGTGTCCAAAGCGATCGTTTTTTTATGCCGGATGATACCCCCCCCGGGTCGGGTTACAGTCCGATGATGTCGTCCGCTCTGCCACTACCTCCGGACACCTCCGGCAGCGTCGGGTCCGGCATACCACCCGCCGCTTCACGAGCAGACTTTTGTCGATGGCATTCGGTACAGAGCGTCCAGAGATTCGTCTCCTCATTACCACCACCGAACTGAAGTGCAATTCGGTGATCGAGTTCACTGTCACAGAGGTCAACCACACGACCACAGATACAGCACTGCCCGGCGTCCCTCAGCCAGATATGACGCTTGAGGGAAACACGTGCACTGCCACTGACACGACGCTGCTCCCCCTTCAGAATATTCCCCCGTCGGGTATTCAGTGTTTTGATTCTGCTCTGGAGTGTACGAAGCTGAGCCATGTAAAATCCCCGTCATATGGCAATCAGTAAAGGAAATAAATATGTCATCGAAAAACCGGACCCGCAGAACCACAACCCGCAATATCCGTTTCCCCAATCACATGATTGAACAGATCAACATCGCCCTTGAGCATAAAGGGTCCGGTAACTTTTCAGCGTGGGTTATTGAAGCCTGCAGGAGAAGGCTGGCAACAGATGCAACGCATCTGCGCCCGGCCAGCATGAAAAATAACGAGAAATGAACGTTCGGTTACAGGAGCAGGTACCCACTGTCCTCCAACAATATTTCATCTTCATATCCGACGGAACAAGACTTACCCTGCCGGGATGTACAGAATAACAACAGAGTGATAATTAATTTCTGATGAAATAATCAGGGTGCAGAAGGACTAAAGATAAACGTTTTCTTCACGCCTTTACACGGCCTGTCCTTCTCAAATCGCCATTTTGCCATCGCCTTTACAACCTGCTCATCAAACAAATGGTGCGGCTCTGAACGGATAAACTCAATTCGGGTGACAGTACCATCAGCACCAATATCAAACTTCACATCAACCCGTCCCTTTATATAATTTGCCGCTGCATAGGCCGGATATTGTGGTAATGCCTTAACCAACTGTCGGGGCATATCTGTTTTATGTTGCGTACAGCCCATAACCAGAGAAGACAACAAAATAATTAACGGAAGATTTCTTTTCATTTTCATTCCCGGCACAGATAAGAATAAGTCTTATTCTAACAATGCCACCCTGTCGGTCATCAATCCTCTGTTTAATGGCAACGACAATTATCCGACTTAAATCACAAATCAGACACATGACATAACAGAGCTTGCGAGGTAACACATCGTCCGGTTTCTTCCACCATCGCACCGGACCAGCGACCATGAGGGGACAACGCCGCGCTCCGTTAACGCGGTAAACCCCGGTGTGTATCGTTTTTGATTATCCCCGCACACTCTCGCAGAGGAGTCTCCCGGTAGGGCTGCGGTCTCTGTTAATGCAGGAATACGGCGACAATACCGCGCATGGATAATAAGGTCGCTCAACACACTGGCTGTAATGCAGCGGATACCATGCGGCATTTAGCGGCATTCATCGTACACTCAACGGTTAGCTCTTCATTCGTGGCATTCACCTGAAAGGTCCGGGAGTGTAATTGCGTACATTTACCACTGAACGAACCTTCAACAAGAACACGACCACGCTGCAAAATACGGAACGGAATTGTTCCCTGAAAAGGCTTTACGGTTACCAGTAATTTCTTCATGCATTCTCCGGATAATAAAAAGCCAGCTTAGTGCACTGAGTGCGGATATATTCCTGCGCCCCTTCCAGCTGCTTCTGCATTGTCATCAACCGTTCTCTGAGGATGAAATAATCCCGTTCAGCGGTGTCTGCCAGTCGGGGGCCGGTTGCATTATCCACGCCGGAGGTGCCGGTGGCTTCACGCACGGTACCGGGGCAGGTGGCGTTGATCCGCAGGCGCTTACGACCAGCGGCAACGTCAGCGCGAAGAGTTTCATTTTCAGCTCTCGCATCGGCTAATTCCCTCGAGTATTTTGCATCGAGCGCAGCAACATCGCGCTGGCGCACCTGCATATCAGTAATGGTGGCGTTTGCCAGCTCCAGCTCTCTGGCTTTTTTATCGCGCTGCGCTTTGTAGGTGATGGCGTTATCGCGGTAATGGTCTGTTGCCAGCCACAGCGATCCACAACCAAGCAGCAGGACAATAAGCACGCCATACAGCACACGATTCATATCACCACCAACGGATTGCCCAGACCAGAACAGCAATTGCCACAATACGAATGGCAAAAGCTGCCGCTCTTGTTAAATCCAGACTGGCTGGCGTCTCCACTTCAATGCCTTTCATAATGGACAACCTCAGAAAGAATCTTTTATACTTCCTCACAGGGAAAGCACCTCCCTCACCATAATTTCTCCCTTGCCTTACTCAAGGTCAGAAAACACAAAACCCCGCTTGCTGCCAACAAACGGGGTTTTTACTTTTATTCACTTAGGTTTTGCCAGTTCACAGGACTTCGTGTTATCCGCTCGCGTTGACCAACGGCATTTTTCAGCAAAATATTCTGCTTATCTGTCGATTCCCCAGCACACCAGCGCGCTCTCCTGGTCACGACGGAATACCTGACCGTAGCAGTTATTTGAGCGAATACGGCAGTCTCTGCCACCGTCCTTAATCCACCAGCGAATCGCCTCACATGCTCCACGGCGATCACCTGCATTAATTCGTTTATAAAACGTCGACGGGAAACACTTACCGGGACCAATGTTGTACGGACAGAATGACGCGATCCCCGCTTTCTGGGGTTCGGTCAGCGGCACTCTGATGTTTTTCTCCACCCACGCCAGCGCTTTATCACGCTCAATGGCGTTAACCCGGTCGCATTTTCCCTTCGACAGCTTCATGCCAGGAATAACAGGCTTACCATCCACCCGGGTGGCTCCACGGCAGATGGTCCAGATCCCCGCACCATCACGGTATGCCATGGTGTGGTTACCTTCTTTTTCGTCAAGAAACTGGTCGAGGATTTCAGGCGCAGACGCCCCTGCACCAATCAGCGCCAGAACGGCAGCCGACAGGCCGTATCTGATTTTTGCGTTCATGGATATTTATCAGGATTTATCGGTTTCTGCCCACGGACAGGTTTATCTGTTCCGGTCAGTGAATTAAGGTTGTGATTCCGGTGGAGTCTTCAGAGAACCAGTAATTCTTCCCGGTAGATTTCCTTTGTAGGTTATCCATACATTCTGCGCCTCTAAAATTACGGGGCGCTTTTCCGGCAACGGTTCGTTCCCTTCACATAACCCGGCAGCAACATCCATGAAAAACTGCTTCGCCTGCTTTTTCGCCTCAGCTTCGTAAAACTCCAGCGTGGCACCTTCAGTACGGTCAAGACTAATCGCCACATTTGGCAACAACAGTGACGGATACCCACCAATTTCCAGTGCCACAGTAACAGTAATCTTATCCGGGTAAT